GCCGCTTTATGAATCACGCCTGAAGGGAGAACTGCACGTTATCAGCAAGCGATATACGCAGCGCATTGAGCGGCATAACCTGAATCTGAGGCAGCATCTGGCAAGGCTGGGCAGGAAGTCACTGTCGTTCTCAAAATCGGTGGAGCTGCATGACAAAGTCATCGGGCATTATCTGAACATAAAACACTACCAATAAGTTGGAGTCATTACCCAGGTTTGCAAGTACATATCCACCATAATGAGTGACAAATCTTGCAATAAATGGCATTTAATTAACTGTTTCCATTTTATCCTGATGGCCTTTTTGTCAAAGTATGGATATGACTATCAAAGAACTGGGTTGTTTAAACTATATAAGCTGCGCTGCTCAGAACCTCAAAATAAGCTGATAAATAATTTTGAAAGGTTAGTATTCAATGCAAGATTAAATAAATGCAGAGAAATAAAGAAAGCAATAACTATTCTCGAATGCAAATCTAAAATTGCCAATCTCTGTAATTCCCTGAAATTAATAAAAGAGAATTAGCTTGTGAAGCATAAAACTAGTTGTTCTGTACGATAGAAAATGAGAGAACCCAAGTCCGCATTGTGAATAGTGTTTGAGCTGAAAATATCGCTAAGACCCTGAAAATTTTTTGGAGAAGCAGATTTTAATGTCCGCTTCACGCCCTGAGACATTCGACAAGCTTTTTATGGCTTCAGTAAGGGCGAGTGTCTCGCTTCGAGAGCCAGCAAATATTTCGCTTCGTCATAACAGGTTCTGGCCTTCCAGCAGCGGTAAATGATCCTTATCCATTTGAACGCCAGTGCCCGGATCGCAGACTGATGAGATTTGCCCTTTTCTCTAAGGCCCTGATAATACAGTTTGGCCCAGTATGATGAATTAACCGTCTTGGCAGCCCATTCAACAAAGGTCTGCCTGACGAACTTGGCACATTGCCATCGCCAGTGAACCCAGGATTTTTGGCCGCTTCGTTCGGTCACCGGTGCTATACCTGCGTAGTTTTGAATTTCTTCAGCGCTGTTAAACCGGTCACGGTTATCACCAAGTGCAGCAAGCATCCGTGGGCCCATGCACGGTCCCATGCCCGGAAGTGATTTGAACAGCCCCGCATCTGGCAATGTGTCAAACAGCGTTTCGATTCGTTCGTCATAGGTTTTGATGATTTCACTCACGACTTTAATTTGTGTCGCCAGTGCTGCTGCCATCAAAGCATTAGCCTCTATAACACTCGGGTCTGTAGTCAATGGGATCGCATTATCAATACTCGCAACACGTTGCTCGGTAAGGGCCATAGCGCGACCACCTTTGGCATTCAGAAAGTTGCGGATCGTGTCGCGTCTGGCTCGTTTCAGTTGTTGCAGACTGGGCCACCGGATAATCAGCTCACACAACAGTAAGCTACCCCGATGTGAGAACCACTCCAGTGGCTGAGGATAATACTGTTTAAGCGTATTGATTATCCGGTTCACAAAGCGTCGTTTATCTTCAACCAACTGACGACGTTGCTCAACCAGTTGCTGAAGTAAGCGAATATCCGCATTGTCGGGTTCAATAGCTTTTATCTTCTGGGGGTAACGCAGCATTAACTCTAATGCCAGCTCGGCATCCTGCGGATCATCTTTAGCGCCGCTGGGCGAGAAGGCTTGCCGATAACGAGCCAGGGACAATGCGTGGACGGGGAAAACGGTGATAAAGGGGTATTTTTGAAGAGCATATACCACGGGGCCCTTCTTCAGTTCGAGAGCTATTGCGATTCTACCTTTTACTTTCTGGTGTAACTCAGTAAGCCAGGCATCAAGCGCTTCTGCTGTATGTTCAATCACATCGAATACGCGTTCACCGTTTTTAAACTGAACACAGACATCGTGTTTTTTATCAGCCCAGTCCAGACCAACGTGCGCAGCAAATTGATTAGTCACAGTCATCACCAACTCCTTTTTATCGGGGATTGGTATGCATTCCACGCTCTTCGAAAGAAATATAGCCAGCAGTTTATCTGCATGCCCTGAGTATTCGTTAGCGAACGTGGAGCACCTACTGGCTCGAAAGAAAAGCGGCGATCATCACATGATTCTCGCTCAATATTCGTAACCAGTAAGCGCATACCCTGAATCACTTCAAAGTGTAATTCTCAGGGTACGAATGACTATATCTCGCTCTAAGCGGACTGTTTGAAGCTTTTTCATGAGTGTTAAGAAAATCAAGATGGCGTTGAATCGCTTGAATTTTCACAAAGCTACTTTGCTCCAGCCTTTCCCACGGTCATCATGATAACGATCGGTTTGTTGCTGTGTTTTGTGACCAAGTAGTTTTTGTGTGTCTAATCCCTGTTCCTTGTAAAGGCGTTCAGATAAAGATCGTTGCTCATGGAATGTGGCAGGTGAACCTTCCCCCCAGTTAATTTCTGCTAAATCTCTTGCTTTACTAAAATTCATCGTCAATGTATTGGATTTTACCTGTGCTCCACGTTCTGCCTGCGAAGTTGAACGGAAAAAATGCACTAAGTATGGGCTGACTGCATAGTCACGGCAGCGAGCTACTACATCACGTAAACTCCAGTTAATCGCATTGAGGCGAAGAGAAAGCGGAATTGCGATTTTGCTCCCTGTCTTTTCTTGTACGACATGAAGATGATCATCCCAAATATCGCTAAATTTCATACGTGAAATATCACCTAACCGCTGACCAGTAACCAAGGCTAGCAGCATGGCATTTCCCATGTAACGATGGCTGGCATCTGCGATATCGAATATTTTTTTCCATTCTTCGAGGCTCAGCCGTTGTCGGGTAATTTTTCTTCTTGGCTGTTTAGTAGCTAATGCAGGGTTATAGCCAGGAGGTACTTCTCCGTAGTGCTGCGCCTCTTTGAAAACATCAATCAGGACGGAGCGAACTACTTGTGCCATTCTCGGTTGCCCAGCGGCAATATACTCATCAAGTAATTGTGCAATATCCCGGACATCAACAGCTGAAATTAGCTTCAATCCTGCCCGTTCTCTAAGTAAGGAGACAGGTTTGGCTTTCTGCTTGTAGGTGTTGAGCTTTATATCACCACTTTTCAGCCTGTCATTCTGGATCGCTTGATAGCGATCTAACCAAGTTGACGTTGTGATTGCTTTCCCTTTGCTGGTTGCGATCCTGTCACTGATGGCCAGAATCTGCCGGGTTCTTTGTTCAGCCAGGCGCGTATTGGCTTCAGTGGCAATAGCGATAGCTTCAGCTTCGTTTGTTCCCAAAGCATGGAATTTCCCTGTTATTGGATGCTTATACCGCCAATAGACTTTATTTACCTTTCGGCTATAAAGCGGATATAAGTTAGGGACTGAAACATTATTCTTACGCGGTCTGGCTGCCATCACTCAAAATCCGTTGCAAAAGTAATGAGTCATTTTTCTTAATTACTGGTGTTACCAGCTCTCCAACTAACTCGGCGTCCTCACGCACTCGCCATAACCGACCTTGTTTCATTGCCGGTGGACAAAACAAATTCTGCTTAGCATAACGACGCAACGTGGAAACGCTTGGAGGATTACTTCTGTATTTTTCAGAAGCCCATTCTTCAAGAGTTAACATTTGAAGCATATGCGATCACCTTATTACTTCAATAACTGTTCAGTCTCTGCATATCGACCCTGCAAGGTCGGTTAGTTTCTCCACAAAACAGAGAAGAACACCTGCGATGACTGCCGCCTGGATGGATTGGGTTATGAGCCCGTCGTCCGGTGATGCTCTTCTCTGTTTTGTAAAAAGGATGGTACCAGCCGGAAGCAAGGGTACAAACTGGTACCGTCAAGACTACACACAGCATAAAGTTGTGGTTCCGGGTGCCTCCCGGTGTCTGGCGAAGGTTGCACACCAGACGGGTGGGTATCCACAGAAGGTCGACTGTCAGCCTCAACCTTAACCCGCGTGCGCTGAGCCGCATTCACCACAACGCTAAGGATTCTCTCTGGTTGAAAATACTTAGCTGTTATGTGCCTGTCTTTTCACCACTTCAGGCTCGGTGGTATCCTTTTAAGCCCGTATACATAAAAGGAAAATCAAATGACTTTTGATGAAAAAGAACTTGATAATGCAATTAATAAAATCATCGTAACGTCGCTCTTTTCCTGTCTCAGCGACACTCAGCAAAAACAGTTCTACGAATCGGCTTTCAACATGATCGAGCGTTGTTGTTTCTGCGATGCCGACGAGTTACCTGAAAAAATCAGGAAACAGTTGGCTGATGCTCTTCGAGTGCGACTTTCTGACCAATTTTCTGAAATGTACTCTCCGAATTTGGACAAATAGAAAAAGGCCATTTCCATTCAGGGTCTGATGGAAAGACTTCAGCCTGTTCTAAAGCACGGCGTAAAGAGAACACAACTCCAGCCATAATCTGATGTTTCCCATTGGTCCAGCTATCGCCGCTCTGATCTACAGGAGCGGCTATGTCGTATGACCAAACGACTTCACCACTATTGTTTAAAATCTGGACTTTCATTTTGTTCTTTAACCTCCAGATTTCCGCGCATCTAAAGGCGCATTCTCATTTGGTGTGAACTGAATAGTTGTGCTGATATTGATTAATGCCCCGACACACAAGACTACGCACTCAGAGCAGATAGCAACTTCATCTTTTCCGCCTTTGGCGATGATTTTTTTTGCCTGCAGCTCGTTTGCTCCACAAAACGAGCATGTGAAATAACGGTTCATTTGCGCTCTCTTACACATAGTATTTAACGAATCATCCGGTCATTCATACGCCACCGGCGGCTACTTCGTGGGCGTCCTGCCTGTTCGTTATCTTTGATATAAAATCTAACTTAACTTAGTTATTATGGCAAGAGAAAACACCAAACTTTTCTTAGTTCGGTGCCTTAGTTAGAGAAGAGAGGTCTTAGAGTTCGTATTGAACTCCTTTGACTACACCAATGATAAGGCAATTACCATTGATAGGGATGTTGGGATACCGAGGATTTAATGGCACTAAAAACTTTTGAGGGCCATCGATGACTAATTTTTTTACTGTAGCTTCGTTTGTTCCATCAAGTCGAGCGATGACTATTTTTCCATGACGAGGTTCTGCATCTGGATCTACAATCACTGTTGCGCCTTCTGGTATTGTTGGGAGGCCATTAGGGTTAGTCATGGAGTCACCTTTAACCTCTAATGCAAATGAGTTATCACCAATCTTTAATGATGTATCTACCCACTTGTCCACTTCACTAAACACTTCTGCTGCCCTGCACTCAGTAAACTGCCCAGCCTGAACCCACGATATTACAGGAACTCTGCGCATGTTTGTGACGAGTTTGCCTTCAAACTCAGCACCATAAAGAATGTAATCTATTGACGTATTGAAGAACTTCGCTAATTTCGAAAGTGCCTCCCCACCAGGGGTATTGATGTCTTTCTCCCAGTACCCCACAGCAACGTCGCTTACTCCACAAAATTTACCCAATTCTTTCTGGGACGTTCCGGTAACTCTTCTCAGAGCTTTTATACGCTGACCAACCGTTTCCATAGGAGCACCATTTCTTGAATTGCTAAGTAATCTTAGTTTTTATTGACCAAAGATAGATTTGTAATTAGCATCTAATAAAACTTAGTTTGGAGGGCGTATGACAACTGACGATATCGAAAGCTACTTCGGCAGTATTGAGAAAGTTGCTGCTTTTTTCGGCATAACAACTGAAGCCGTTTATCAGTGGCGAAACCGTCCGGGCCAGTTAATTCCAAAAGGACGTGCAGCAGAAGCTGCATATAGAACTTGCGGACGGTTGCCATTTAAACCTGAGCTTTATGAAAAATCTAATGGATAAATCGATTAACAGAAACCACAGAACGATGAGGCTAACCGTGGGTAAGCATCACTGGAAAGTAGAAAAACAGCCTGAGTGGTACGTGAAAGCTGTCAGAAAAACTATCGCAGCGTTGCCGGGTGGTTACGCTGAAGCAGCTGACTGGCTGGATGTAACAGAAAACGCATTATTTAACCGCCTTCGTGCCGATGGCGATCAGATTTTCCCGCTGGGATGGGCAATGATTTTGCAACGTGCTGGTGGAACTCACTTCATTGCTGACGCTGTGGCGCAGTCTGCAAATGGCGTCTTTGTATCTCTTCCTGACGTCGAGGATGTGGACAACGCCGATATTAACCAGCGCCTGCTGGAAGTCATTGAACAGATTGGCAGTTATTCCAGACAGATTCGTTCGGCAATCGAAGACGGTGTGGTGGAACCGCATGAGAAGACAGCAATTAACGACGAGCTGTATCTCTCAATTTCGAAGCTGCAGGAGCATGCAGCACTGGTCTACAAAATCTTTTGCATTTCAGAAAGTAATGACGCCCGCGAGTGTGCAGCTCCGGGCGCCGTGGCGTGTCGTGACTGTGGAGAAACTAACGCATGAACAGTTTAACAACACACTTCCGTCGCTCGCAACTGATTGCGCTTCCTGTACCGGGTGGAAAAGCGAAGGTGGAGTATTGCTATGCAGTTAATGTACCAGGTGACAGGGAAATTGTAACCCACAGCTTTGCTGAGTGGGCTGTGGGTGATTTCAACCGGCAGAAGGAGACAGTCCTTTGCGACAAGTTAACCGCTGGTTCAAAGATCACTACGGAGTGCCCGTCAGAGTCATTCGTTGGGAGCCGGAAACACAACGAGTTATCTACCTCCGCGAAGGCTATGAGCATGAGTGCTTCAGCCCGCTCGAACAGTTTCGTCGTAAATTCAGGGAAATAGAGGTCGGTCATGAGCACTAAATTAACCGGCTATGTATGGGATGGTTGCGCTGCATCAGGCATGAAATTATCCAGCGTGGCAATTATGGCCCGCCTGGCTGATTTCAGTAATGACGAAGGTGTGTGCTGGCCATCAATTGAAACTATTGCCCGTCAGATTGGCGCGGGGATGAGTACCGTCAGGACGGCTATCGCACGGCTGGAAGCAGAAGGCTGGTTAACGCGTAAGGCGCGTCGCCAGGGTAACCGCAATGCGTCGAATGTTTATCAGCTTAACGTTGCGAAGCTTCAGGCAGCGGCATTTTCTCAACTGTCAGATTCTGACCCGTCAAAATCTGACGCATCAAAATCTGACCAGTCAAAATTTGATGCGTCGAAATCTGGCAAAAAAGCGGGTTTTCACCCGTCAGAATCTGGCGGGGATCCGTCAGTAAAATCAAAACATGATCCGTCAGATAAAAAACCTTCTCGTCCGGACGCTTCGCAACCGGACACGCAGACGGATGAACAGGATTTTTTAACTCGCCATCCTGATGCGGTTGTATTCAGCCCTAAAAAGCGCCAGTGGGGAACGCAGGATGATTTGACCTGCGCACAGTGGCTCTGGAAAAAAATCATCGCCCTGTACGAGCAAGCCGCCGAATGTGACGGCGAGGTGGTTCGTCCCAAAGAACCGAACTGGACAGCCTGGGCAAACGAAATTCGCCTGATGTGTGTGCAGGATGGTCGTACTCACAAACAAATCTGCGAGATGTACAGCCGCGTCAGCCGCGATCCGTTCTGGTGCCGTAACGTGCTCAGCCCGTCGAAGTTGCGGGAAAAATGGGATGAGCTTTCCCTGCGCTTATCACCGTCCGTCAGCACGTACACCGAAAAACGCGAAGACCCGTACTTCAAATCCAGTTACGACAACGTGGACTACAGCCAGATCCCGGCAGGATTCAGGGGGTGATCATGAGTCTTTTGAATGAAGTTCAGAAATTCATTGAAGCCCATCCGGGATGTACTTCCGGAGACATTGCGGATGCTTTTGCAGGTTACTCACGGCAGCGCGTTCTGCAGTCAGCAAGCAAGTTACGTCAGAGTGGGCGTGTGGCTCACCGTTGTGAAGGAGATACACGCAGACATTTCCCGCGCCTGACTGAGAGAGCGCAGGAACCGGAACCACAACCAGTTCGAGAAACCAGACCTGTGCGCAATTTCTATGTCGGCACTAACGATCCACGGGTGATTTTGTGCCTGACCCGCCAGGCTGAAGAACTGGAGTCCAGGGGCTTATACCGTCGTGCTGCAACCGTGTGGATGGCGGCATTCCGTGAAAGCCACTCCCAGCCAGAACGAAACAATTTTCTGGCGCGTCGTGAGCGGTGCTTACGGAAAAGCAGCAAGCGCGCTGCATCGGGTGAAGAGTGGTATCTGTCAGGGAATTACGTGGGGGCTTAATGAGTAATAAATATTGCCAGGCGCTGGTGGAACTGCGGAACAAACCAGCCCATGAACTGAAGGAAGTGGGCGATCAGTGGCGCACGCCGGACAACATTTTCTGGGGAATTAACACCCTGTTTGGCCCGTTTGTTCTGGATCTGTTTACTGACGGTGATAACGCCAAATGTGCCGCGTATTACACGGCGGAAGATAACGCGCTGGCGCATGACTGGTCAGAACGTCTTGCGGAGCTTAAAGGTGCTGCCTTTGGTAATCCCCCATACAGCCGCGCCAGTCAGCATGAGGGGCAATACATCACCGGCATGCGTTACATCATGAAACATGCCAGTGCCATGCGTGATAAGGGCGGGCGCTATGTTTTCCTGATCAAAGCTGCCACCAGCGAAGTGTGGTGGCCGGAAGATGCGGACCATATTGCTTTTATTCGCGGGCGTATTGGTTTTGAACTGCCTGCCTGGTTTATCCCGAAGGATGAGAAGCAGGTGCCGACAGGCGCTTTCTTCGCTGGTGCTATTGCTGTTTTCGACAAGACCTGGAAGGGACCGGCAATCAGCTACATCGGGCGCGATGAACTTGAGGCATGTGGTGAAGCCTTTCTGGTGCAGGTTCGCCAGCAGGCGGAAAAACTGGTCAGGGAGATGGCGGCATGACGACGTTAACTCAATGCCAGCAGCAGGTGCTGGATATGCTGATTTCTTACCAGAAAGAGCGTGGCTTTCCGCCAACCAATCAGGAGGTGGCAACCATGCTGGGATACCGTTCAGTGAATGCAGCGGTAGAGCATCTTCGTGCACTGGAGAAAAAAGGCGTCATCACGATAAAGCGTGGCGTGGCCCGGGGGATAACGCTTCATACCGCGGTGAAGGACGACGACAGCGAGGCGGTCGGGATTATCCGCGCACTGCTTGCCGGTGAGGAAAACGCCAGGCTGCGTGCAGCCCACTGGTTACATGAGAGGGGCCTGAAAGTATGAAGCTGATCCTGCCTTTCCCGCCCAGCGTGAACACGTACTGGCGACACCCCAACAAAGGGGCGTTTGCTGGTAAGAGCCTGATAAGCGCGGCGGGGCGCAAATTCCAGAGCGCGGCGTGCGCAGCAATAGTTGAGCAGTTACGTCGTCTGCCGAAACCAACGTCGGCACCTGCTGCAGTGGAGATCGTGTTGTTTCCACCGGATAACCGGATCCGCGATCTGGACAACTATAACAAGGCGCTGTTTGACGCCCTGACCCACGCGGGTGTGTGGGAAGACGACAGTCAGGTGAAAAGAATGCTGGTGGAGTGGGGACCGGTTGTCCCGGAAGGGAAGGTCGAGATCACTATCAGTAAGTACGAGAAAACGGCGGGTGCAGCCGCCTGATTAAGAGGAGAAACGAAGTATGAATAATCTGATGGTCATTGATGGTATTGAAGTTCGTCGTGATGCTTATGGGCGTTACAGCCTGAACGATCTGCACAGGGCTGCCGGTTCTCTGGATAAGCATAAGCCTGCATTCTGGCTCCGCAATGAGCAAACTGAACGTTTAATAAGCGAGTTGCAGATTTGCAACTCGGTCAATATAGAGCCAGTTAACGTTATTCGTGGCGGAAATAACCAAGGGACGTATGTCTGCAAAGAACTGGTGTATGCCTATGCAATGTGGATCAGCCCGTCATTCCATCTGAAGGTGATCCGTACTTTCGATATGGTAACCAGCACACCGGAAAAATTATCCGGGCAGGCTGCTGACAAGATGCAGGCTGGCGTGATCCTGCTGGACTTTATGCGCCGGGAATTAAACCTGTCTAACTCATCAGTGCTTGGAGCCTGTCAGAAGCTTCAGGAGGCTGTTGGCTTACCGAATCTGGCACCGCGCTATGCTATTGATGCTCCTGCTGACGCGCCTGATGGCTCAAGCCGCCCGACACTGTCACTGAGTGCACTGCTGAAACAGTATGGTATCTGCCTGACGGCTAATCAGGCATATCACCAGATGGCGAAGCTGGGGATCGTTGAACAACGCGAACGATACAGCCGTACCGCGATTAACAACATCAAAAAATTCTGGTCGCTGACAGCGAAAGGCTGCATGTTCGGCAAGAACATCACCAGTCCTGCAAATCCGCGTGAGACGCAGCCGCATTTCTTCGAATCCCGATTCACTGAGCTGTTAAAGCTGCTCGATACCGTTCATTGAGGTGACCGTGAGAGCACTACTGACCCCTGAAATTGCCCCGCGTATGGGGATCGTATTGTTCAGGCCAGGTTCAGAGCTGATGCCCCTGTTTATGCAGGGGCGTGTCCTGCTGGAGCCTGAGCCGGAACGTTATTCATCTTTCGCCAGTGGTGCCGTTCCGGCGGCATCACAACCGCTGGCGGATGATCCTGCCGTTCGGGCCGTGTTCCGCAATGAGGCAGTGATCCGTCGTGCTGGTGGCGTGGAATGTCTTGAAAGCTGGTTACTTCGTGAAAAAGGCTGCCAGTGGCCTCATTCCGACTGGCACAGCGAGAACATGACAACAATGCGACACGCTCCGGGCGCAATCCGTTTGTGCTGGCACTGCGATAACCAGCTGCGCGATCAGTTCACGGAACGGCTGGAATCAATGGCAACGGATAACAGTGCCCGCTGGGTGTTGTCTGTTGTGCGTCGGGATCTCGGTTTTGATGACAGTCATGTTGTGACAATGCCGGAACTGTGCTGGTGGCTGATTCGTAATGATCTGGCGGATGCCTTACCGGAAAGTGCAGCCCGTAAGGCACTGAGATTACCGAAGCCTGTTGTGCTGTCTGTTACCCGGGAAAGTGACCTTGTGCCTTCGGTTCCTGCCACCAGCATCATCCAGGATAAGGCGAAAAAGGTGCTGGCGCTGAAAGTGGATCCGGAGTCGCCGGAGTCTTTTATGTTACGCCCCAAACGTCGCCGCTGGGTTAATGAAAAGTACACGCGCTGGGTTAAGACGCAGCCGTGCGCATGTTGTGGAAAACCTGCTGATGATCCCCACCACCTGATAGGTCACGGTCAGGGTGGAATGGCTACAAAAGCGCATGACCTCTTTGTGTTGCCTTTGTGCAGAAAGCATCACGACGAGCTGCATGCGGATACCGTGGCATTTGAAGAGAAGTATGGCTCCCAGCTGGAGCTGATATTTCGTTTTATCGATCGTGCACTGGCAATTGGCGTGCTGGCCTGATTTTGTGGAGAAAGTTGATGCGTGATATGTATGAAGTATTGGACCGCTGGGGTGCATGGGCTGCAGCAGATAACAGTGGTGTGGACTGGCAGCCTGTTGCTGCAGGGTTTAAAGGTTTACTACCTCATGGAAAGAAAACACGCCAACAATGCGATGATGATGAAGGAATCATGATTGACAGCTGTGTTGCGCGATTGCGGAAATATAAGCCCGAAGAGTATGAGTTGGTTATTGCTCATTTTGTTATCGGCATCTCACTAAGAACTATTGCAAAGAAGCAGAAGTGTTCTGATGGGACAATAAGAAAAGAGTTGCAAACAGCTCTTGGTTTTCTGGATGGTGTGCTTTCAATGTTGTAATATTAGGGGGAATTACCCCCCTTTTTTTCTCTGTTGCTTTAATAAAATTTTAATATTTTGTCTGATTATGATGAGGCAATGTAATAAAAGAAATACCGTTAGTATTGCAAGCCATACGCAAAATAAGCATGCATATAAATTAGTTGAAAGTCCAATAGTGAATTGTGCAATTGCTGTTGTGATAGAACATAATATTGATGTATTAATAAATGAGGATAAATTGTCTAAAGGTTTATAAAGTACACTATCATTGATTTTGTCAATAGGTATACCAGTGGCAATGCTATAAATTTCCTTATATTCCTGAGTTGCAAAAACCTTATCGCGTAAATTTATTATGACAAAGGTATGCAGGCTCAATAAAAATGAGCCCACGGAAATAAAACCGGAGAAGAGATAGCCTCGTAAGTTTTTATGATAAAAATCAAAAAAGTTAACACTTACTTTAGGTGTGTTTCTGTACAATAGGTAAAGTGCAAGCAATGCCAGGATCGAGAATGCAAGCAGTGTAAGGTACTGATACCTCAATCTTTTATTTATTAGCCATTCATATAAAGGCATTTTTATTCGTCCCGTTCAGCATTTCTTCTTTTATCATATCAAAAACAGGGTTTGTTGTATAATTATCGTTTGTCAATCCATTGACTTTATCGGCAATTATATCGAAATCGTATGTTTCAAAAAAAACAGGGCAGTTCATAAAATCAATGGTTTTTTCTATTCCTGCATGGTTTACTGCAATAACCTGTGCTTTAGCAACTCCACTCATAGAATTATAAATATTTGAAAGATTCTGAGATAGTTGTTGCACTTTTGTTCTGTCGCTAGAATTAAAATTCATATCTATTGTGGTGGTGTTAACAAATTGTTCAAGCGCAGTCATTGGTCCACCTTTAAAATCTATATAATTAAATTTAAAGCTTGTGCTTTTAATCTCTTTGAATTGACATAAAACACTCTGAATGTTGTTTTTATTTGTCATAAGGCTGAAAGTCAGTCTTTCTTTGTATTTTTTATTTATTGCAGTTACTTCTTTTTGTTTTGGTTTATCACCAAGTTTTTTTATTTCTTCTTTATTTTGATTTCTGATAAATTCATTACTTATTGTTTCTAAATGAGAAAAGAGAGTGTTCAGACTGCATGAACCGTGGTGATACATATAGAGACCAGAAAGATTAGATTTTTTAATTAAGAAAAAGTTGAAATTAGCAAGTTTGTCACTTCCTTGAAGATCTTCAATTTTAAGCTGGAATTTACCATCAACAAATTGCGACTTACAGTTCTTTTTTTGGTTTCTGAATGTGACAACTAATCCATAATAGAAATCATTCACATCCGAAATGAGAATTTTACGAGTATAGTCTGTGCGACTGTGTTCTCTGTTTGATGCGTTGATAAAAGCATTCATTACGTCAACGGTATTAATATTTTTGTTATTGTTATTTATTGTAAATCCTATGCTTCTAACTTTCATGTGTATTCCAGGACCGACTAAAGATAGCGAGAATGGGGACGCATAGTTTATAAAAATCCTAACGCGTACGCAAAAAGTATTATATCGTGTTAAGAGTGGTTACTTCGCCACACAACTTAAACCCGCCGCTGAGCGGTTTTTTTGTACCTGTAAACCTTGTGCAGTACAGTAAACACGCTGGTGGTCGTGAATACTGGCTTTTTATCTTGCTGGCTTTTTAGACAAGAGTTATTGGTATGTCATGTTAACCAGAAGGGAAAAGACATGCTAAAACAGCAAGATATGACAGAAACCGCCGCCGCAGTCCTTCATTTCTTACCTGCTGACAAGTGGGTAACGCCACGCATGATGACGAGAACTACCGGAGTAAGCGAAGCCCGGTGCCAGTTAATACTGACTCAGTTAGTTCTGGCGGGTCTGGCGAAGGATAACGGCGGGTACGGGAATAAATTCAGACGCTGCCAGTAATGGCGGTTTCCTGCTGTGAAAATGGGCGGCTGGTGGGTGTTGGTAGCACCTGCCAGCCATTCGCTCATGCTTACTGGTCACAAGCGAACCACGGCCCACTGCTTTAGCGCAAAAGCAGAGTGAGCCTACCAGAGTTACGCTTACTGATCCATGAAAAATACTGTAAAAATAAACAGTGTTGATTTAATCAACGCTGATTGCCTGCATTTTATTCAGTCCCTGCCTGATGATTCCATTGACCTGATTGTTACCGATCCGCCTTACTTCAAGGTGAAACCTAACGGTTGGGACAATCAGTGGAAAGGGGACGAAGATTACCTTAAGTGGCTGGACCACTGTCTGGCCCAGTTCTGGCGGGTGTTAAAACCTGCCGGAAGCCTTTACCTGTTCTGTGGGCATCGCCTGGCATCTGATATTGAGATCATGATGCGTGAACGTTTCAACGTGCTTAACCATATCATCTGGGCGAAGCCGTCCGGACGTTGGAATGGGTGTAATAAAGAAAGTCTGCGCGCATATTTTCCTGCCACAGAGCGCGTTCTGTTTGCTGAACATTACCAGGGGCCATATCGCGGCAAAAGTGACGGCTATGCGGCAAAAGAAAGGGAACTCAAACAGCACATAATGGCACCGCTGATATCGTATTTCAGGGATGCTCGTGCCGAACTGGGTATAACGGCAAAACAAATTGCCGAAGCCACAGGTAAGAAAAATATGGTTTCCCACTGGTTTGGTGCCAGTCAGTGGCAGTTGCCGAATGAGGCTGACTATCGGAAGTTACAGGCACTGTTTTCCCGTATAGCGGCAGAGAAGTTTCAGGAACAACAACTGGAACAACCACACCACCAGCTGGTGGCATCTTATGATTCACTGAATCGCAAATATTCTGAATTGCTGGATGAGTTTAAATCTCTCCGGCGCTATTTCTCCGTATCAGTCTCCGTGCCTTATACCGATGTCTGGACGCATAAGCCCGTTCAGTTCTACCCGGGTAAACATCCGTGCGAGAAACCGGCGGATATGCTCCGGCAAATAATCAATGCCAGTAGTCGACCTGGTGATCTGGTTGCTGATTTCTTTATGGGATCCGGTTCCACAATAAAAGCAGCAATGGCGCTGGGGCGTCGGGCGTTAGGTGTTGAACTTGAGTCAGAGCGGTTTAATCAGACGGTGAAAGAGGTAAGTGAACTGGTGGGGAAATAATTCTGGTGGCCACGTTGCGTGGCCTTTTTATTTCCAACACAGCACCCGCAAATATCGCGAGGTGAGAGATGACGAAATGCCTCATAACCCAAATACCTGGCTGGACTTGGTCCAGAGCTGGTGGCGTGGAGACACACCGCTGGGTGCAGTGATTATGTCGATCGTTATGGCTGGTTTGCGCATCGCCTATTTTGGCGGTGGTGGTGGCTGGAAGCGAAAAACGCTCGAGATTTTGCTATGTGGCGCTCTGACGCTGACCTTTGCATCCGCTCTTGAGTATGTCGGATGGCCTAAATCACTTTCTGTTGCCATTGGTGGTGGTGTTGGGCTGATCGGTGTCGATGCTATTCGTGGGGCAGCAATGCGAGTAATCGGTAACAAATTTGGTAGCTCGAAGGAGTAATTTATGCAGGCACTAAATTCCCAGCGTAAAGCTTTCCTTGATATGGTGGCATGGTCAGAAGGAACGGATAACGGGCGACAACCGACACGTAACCACGGTTATGACGTTATTGTTGGTGGTGAACTGTTTACTGATTACTCCGATCATCCTCGCAAACTTGTCACGCTAAACTCCAAACTCAAATCAACAGCCGCCGGACGTTACCAGCTTCTTTCACGTTGGTGGGATGCTTACCGTAAACAGCTTGGTTTGAAAGACTTCTCCCCCAAAAGCCAGGACGCTGTGGCATTGCAGCAGATTAAAGAACGTGGCGCTTTACCGATGATTGATCGTGGTGATATTCGTCAGGCTATCGACCGTTGCAGCAATATCTGGGCTTCGTTGCCGGGCGCTGGTTACGGTCAGTATGAACATAAAATTGGTGACCTGATTGCCAGGTTTAAAGAGGTTGGCGGGGTGGTAAATGAAGTTGAGCTATAAGCTAGTTATCGCTGCTTTCTTCGTTACTATTATTGGTTCTTTCATCTGGTCAGCGAATCATTACCACAATCAAGCCATTGAATACAAAAAGCAGCGCGACGAAAACGCTATGGCATTACATTCGGCTATGGCGACGATCTCTGATATGCAGAAGCGTCAACGTGACGTAGCTGAACTTGACGCCAGATACACAAAGGAGCTTGCTGATGCTAACACGACTCTCGAAAGTCTCCGTACTGATGTCTCTGCTGGTCGTAAACGCTTGCAAATCGCCGCCACCTGTGCAAAGTCAACGACCGGAGCCAGCGGCATGGGCTATGGAGAAAGTCCAAGACTTACAGCTGATGCTGAACTCAATTATTACCGCCTCCGAAGTGGGATCGACAAGATAACTGCACAGGTTAACTACTTGCAGGAGTACATCAAGACACAGTGCCAGAAATGAATCTATAGATGACACTCCACGTTCGTATAAGATAATGCTAAATTACTATTAGCTTAATCACAGGAGACGGACATGGAAAGAGGTGTGGTATTTAGTGCATGCGAATTACTTAAAACCGAGGATGGAAAAGGCATCCGTACAGGTAAATGGATTAGTCAATTAGAAATAAACTATCTATGTCTTTATTGGGATAAACTAGTTTCACCCACTAATAATATTATACATACAGCATTAAATAACGAGGATGAATTAGAAAAATGTGGATTGCTAACCAGACCTGTATATAGACATCATGGTTGTTTTGATGGCCAATATATGGCTGATTTTTATGCTGAAACTCATGCCAAAACAATAGATATACTTAGGCATGCGGATTCTTCTGTCGATTGGCGCATGCATTTTTTAAGTGACCAAATAAACTTGGTGCCTGAATTATCTAGAACCTCAGAAGTGATACGTTTTGAGCTAGCAAATTTATTACCCGTTCCCACAGAAGATGTGCACCTACATGATATTCTTGATTTCAAGGAAAGAAGAAAACCTGAATTAATCGCTTTACATGAATATCTTGATGAGCTTTACTTGGAAATAAAACGTTCTGGTGATATCAATCTTCAGAAAGCAAAAGCTCTTTCTAATCTTAAACAAGCAATAAAGGATATTGAACGCTTAAATTGTGAAGTGTGGAAAAGTCCAATAAAATTTAGCATCTCTACTTCCTTTGAGTTCGATTTTTCACAAATATTTACTCTGGCGGGAACTGTTTTATCTATGTCAGTAGATTATCCTTATAATGTTATTGGAGGGGTAAGTAGTTTTGCTTATTTTTTGGGAGGATGCATAAAAATAAAGCCACAATTTCAACAAGTGTTATCATTAGGTAATGATAAATTAGTTTACATAAGCAAAGGAAAATCGGAGGGTATTATTTCCTGATTTTTGATTCTCATAATCAATGAATGTTTTTTGTGAATATACTTATTTTAACCATATAAATAATCAAGGTAATAAAGTGCCTCCTCGTATCCCGAAAGCCTGCCGTGCTCGAGGTTGCCGTAATACCACCACAGACCCGTCAGGCTACTGCGAAAGCCACAAAAGCGAAGGCTGGAAGCAATACAAGTCGGGACAATCCCGTCATCAGCGCGGTTATGGTTCTAAGTGGGATGTTATCCGTGTGCGTGTGCTGCAACGTGACAAAGGCCTGTGTCAGTTATGTCTGCGTGCTGGTGTGGCGCGTGAAGCGAAAACCGTTGACCACATCATCCCTAAAGCACATGGCGGCACTGATGCCGACAGTAATCTGCAGAGTCTGTGCTGGCCGTGTCATAAGGCGAAGACGGCCCGTGAACGGTTGAAGTGATAATGATTCTCAACTGCCTGAGGGGAGGGGCGGGTCAAATCTCTGTGACCTGACGTCTTCCGGACTGCCCGCCCCATCGTTTTTTTATACCCGCGAAAAATGAAATTTAACCAGGAGTGCCGCATATGGCTGGAACGGCGGGGCGTTCCGGGCGTCGCCCCAAGCCAACGGCGCGCAAGGCGCTGGCCGGAAACCCCGGCAAGCGAGCCCTGAATAAAGATGAACCTGTTTTTACGCCCATCAAAGGTGTTGAGCCACCGGAGTGGTTCGCTGAAGAAGATCTCCCTCTCGCCACGATCATGTGGCAACTGACAACTAAAGAACTCTGCGGTCAGGGCCTGCTGTGCGTGACTGACCTCGCAGTGCTTGAGCGGTGGTGTGTGGCCTATGAGTTCTGGCGACGTGCCGTGAAAAATATTGCCAGACAGGGCAACACCATCACCGGTGCAATGGGCGGTATGGTCAAAAATCCGGAGCTGACCGCCAAAAAAGAACAGGAGTCCGAGATGAGCAGTACGGGGGCAATGCTCGGACTCGACCCCAGCAGCCGCCAGCGTCTGATTGGCCTGGCGGGGAAGAAGAAAGCCACTAACCCGTTTCTGAAAATCATCGAATCATGAGCCGGAAATCTTACCCCAACGTAAATGCTGCCAATCAGTATGCCCGTGATGTCGTGCGCGGAAAGATTGTGGCCTGCCAGTTTGTGATTCAGGCCTGCCAGCGGCATCTTGATGACCTGATGGCGGAAAAAAGTAAGTCGTTTCGTTACCGCTTCGACAAGGACCTGGCTGAACGGGCCGCTAAATTTATTCAGCTGTTGCCGCACACCAAGGGTGAGTGGGCATTTAAGAGGATGCCCATCACGCTGGAGCTGTGGCAGCTCTTTGTGATCTGCTGCGCGTTTGGCTGGGTCAATAAAGGCTCCCGGCTGCGCCGCTTCCGTGAGGTGTATACCGAAATCCCCCGTAAGAACGGCAAATCGGCAATCTCTGCCGGTGTCGCCCTGTATTGTTTTGCCTGTGATAACGAGTTCGGCGCGGAAGTGTATTCCGGTGCCACGACGGAGAAACAGGCATGGGAAGTCTTTCGTCCGGCAAGACTGATGTGTAAACGCACACCCATGCTGACGGAAGCGTTCGGGATTGAGGTTAACGCCTCAAACATGAATCGTCCGGAGGATGGTGCGCGTTTTGAACCGCTGATCGGTAACCCCGGTGATGGTTCATCACCCCACTGTGCGGTGGTGGATGAATATCACGAGCACGCCACCGATGCGCTTTACACCACGATGCTTACCGGGATGGGGGCGCGACGTCAGCCACTGATGTGGGCCATTACTACTGCCGGGTACAACATTGAGGGGCCGTGCTACGACAAGCGGCGGGAAGTTATCGAGATGCTCAACGGGTCGGTACCCAACGATGAACTGTTCGGGATCATCTATACTGTTGACGAAGGCGATGACTGGACCGACCCGCAGGTGCTGGAAAAAGCCAATCCAAATATTGGCGTGTCGGTTTATCGCGAATTTTTGTTAAGTCAGCAGCAGCGTGCGAAAAATAACGCCCGTCTGGCAAACGTCTTTAAAACAAAACACCTCAATATCTGGGTGTCGGCGCGTTCGGCGTATTTCAATCTGGTGAGCTGGCAGAGCTGCGAGGATAAATCACTGACCCTTGAGCAGTTCGAGGGGCAGCCGTGCATTCTGGCCTTTGACCTGGCGCGTAAGCTGGATATGAACAGTATGGCGCGACTTTATACCCGCGAGATTGACGGTAAAACGCATTACTACAGTGTGGCCCCGCGTTTCTGGGTACCGTATGACACGGTGTACAGCGTCGAGAAAAATGAAGATCGACGGACAGCCGAACGCTTTCAGAAATGGGTGGAAATGGGCGTTCTGACCGTTACCGATGGTGCGGAGGTGGATTATCGCTACATCCTCGAGGAGGCCAAAGCGGCGAACAAAATCAGCCCGGTCAGTGAGTCACCCATCGACCCCTTCGGGGCGACCGGGTTGTCACATGACCTTGCTGATGAAGACCTGAACCCCATCACTATCATTCAGAACTACACCAACATGTCCGACCCGATGAAAGAGCTGGAAGCGGCAATTGAATCGGGGCGCTTTCATCATGATGGCAATCCCATCATGACCTGGTGTATCGGCAACGTGGTCGGCAAAACCATTCCGGGTAACGATGATGTGGTGAAGCCCGTCAAAGAGCAGGCGGAAAACAAAATCGATGGTGCAGTTGCGCTGATTATGGCGGTTGGCAGAGCCATGCTGTACGAGAAAGAAGACACGCTGTCTGACCACATTGAGTCCTATGGGATCCGCTCGCTTTAACTGAGGTAATTATGATCATGCTGATTCTCGCGCCTCTGGTGGGCGTGCTGGGGGCGCTTTTGCTGGCGTATGGTGCCTGGCTGATTTATCCCCCGGCGGGGTTTGTTGTTGCCGGGGCGTTGTGCCTGTTCTGGTCGTGGCTGGTGGCGCGATATCTCGACCGTACACAGTCGTCTGTCGGCGGAGGTAAATAGTGTTCTTTTCGGGATTATTTCAACGAAAAAGTGACGCACCGGTGACCACGCCAGCAGAGCTGGCGGATGCTATCGGGTTGTCCTACGACACCTATACCGGAAAGCAGATCAGCAGCCAGCGGGCCATGCGACTGACGGCGGTTTTTTCCTGTGTCAGGGTGCTGGCGGAGTCGGTCGGGATGTTGCCCTGCAACCTGTATCACCTGAACGGCAGCCTGAAGCAGAGAGCCACTGGCGAACGTCTGCATAAGCTGATCTCCACGCATCCCAATGGCTATATGACGCCGCAGGAGTTCTGGGAGCTGGTGGTCACCTGTCTGTGTCTGCGGGGAAACTTTTACGCCTACAAAGTGAAAGCATTTGGCGAAGTGGCTGAACTGCTGCCCGTCGATCCCGGCTGTGTGGTACCGAAGCTTAACAGTAGCTGGGGGCCGGTCTATCAGGTCACATTCCCGGATGGCTCCACGGATGTACTGAGCCAGGAGGATATCTGGCATGTGCGCACGCTGACGCTGGACGGACTGGTGGGGCTGAATCCCATCGCCTATGCCCGCGAGGCAATATCGCTGGCGGCAGCGACCGAAGAGCACGGGGCCAGACTGTTCAGCAATGGCGCGGTGACGTCGGGTGTGTTGCGTACAGAGCAGACGCTGTCAGATCAGGCTTATGAGCGCCTGAAGAAAGATTTTGAGGAGCGTCACACCGGGCTTGGCAATGCTCACCGCCCGATGATCCTTGAGATGGGGCTGGACTGGAAGTCGATGGCGCTGAACGCCGAGGACAGCCAGTTCCTGGAAACCCGCAAGTTTCAGCTTGAAGAAATCTGTCGTCTGTTCCGGGTGCCGTTGCACATGGTGCAGAACACCGATCGCGCCACCTTCAACAATATCGAAGAGCTGGGGCTGGGATTTATCAACTATTCACTGGTGCCGTATCTGACCCGCATCGAACAGCGGATCAACACCGGACTGGTACGAAAAAGTAAGCAGGGCGTTTATTACGCCAAATTTAACGCCGGGGCGTTACTGCGCGGGGATATGAAGTCCCGTTTTGAAGCCTACGCCACCGGGATCAACTGGGGAATTTACTCTCCCAATGACTGCCGCGACCTGGAAGATATGAATCCGCGTCCCGGTGGTGATGTCTATCTCACACCGATGAACATGACCACGAAGCCCTCCGATGGCAGTAAAGCCGGTAAGCAGAAGGATAACGCCAATGCAGACGAAACAACGTCTTGATGTACCGCTGAGTCTGAAATCTGTCAGTGACTCCGGTGAGTTTGAAGGGTATGGCTCCGTCTTTGGTGTAAAGGACAGCCACGATGATGTGGTGATGTCCGGGGCATTTGCTGCTTCCCTGCGGGCGTGGAGTGACAGAAAAGCGTTACCTGCGCTGCTCTGGCAGCACCGCATGGATGAACCCATCGGTGTTTACACCGAAATGAAGGAAGACGATGTCGGGCTTTACGTCAGGGGACGGTTGCTTATTGATGATGATCCCCTCGCAAAACGCGCACATGCACACATGAAGGCCGGTTCGTTAACCGGCCTTTCTATTGGGTACGTCCTGAAAGACTGGGAATACGACCGGAGCAAAGAAGCCTTTCTGCTGAAAGAAATCGACCTCTGGGAAGTCAGCCTGGTGACGTTCCCGTCTAACGACGAGGCGCGGATCAGCGACGTCAAGAACGCACTGGCCCGCGGGGAAATCCCCGAACAGAAAAAAATCGAAAGAGTCCTGCGTGATGTCGGACTCTCCCGTACCCAGGCCAAAGCATTCATGGCCGGGGGCTATGGCGCACTGTCCCTGCGCGACGCTGAGGATGTGGGCTCTGCACTGAATGCACTGAAAAATCTGAACTTCTAATCAGGAGAAATACGATGGCGGTTGATATTAAAGATGTCGAACAGGTCGCGCAGGAGCTGCAGCAGAAGTTTGACGACTTCAAAGCAAAGAACGACAAGCGCGTGGATGCGATTGAGCAGGAAAAAGGCAAGCTTGCCGGGCAGATGGAAACCCTGAACGGAAAACTCAGCGAGCTGGAAAACCTCAAAAGCGATCTTGAAAAAGAGCTGCTTGAGCTGAAACGTCCGGCAGGTGGTGCGCAAAATAAACTGACCACCGAGCATAAAGAAGCGTTTGTGGGCTTCCTGCGTAAAGGCCGTGAAGATGGTCTGCGCGATCTGGAGCGCAAGGCATTACAGGTGGGCACCGATGAAGACGGCGGCTATGCCGTGCCGGAAGCGCTGGATCGCAACATTCTGACCTTGCTGAAAGATGAAGTGGTGATGCGTCAGGAAGCCACGGTGATCACCATTGGTGGTTCCGACTACAAAAAACTGGTGAATCTGGGCGGCACGGCTTCCGGATGGGTTGGCGAGACTGACGCGCGCTCCCAGACTGCCACCTCAAAACTGGGCCTGATTGAACCTTTCATGGGGGAAATCTACGGTAACCCGCAGGCCACCCAGAAAATGCTGGATGATGCCTTTTTCAACGTGGAAGCATGGATCAACAGCGAGCTGGCAACCGAATTTGCCGAACAGGAAGAAATTGCCTTTACCTCAGGCGATGGCACCAAGAAGCCGAAAGGGTTCCTGGCGTATGAATCCACTGATGAAACCGATAAGGTCCGGGCGTTCGGCAAACTTCAGCATATTGTATCCGGCGAAGCGACGGCGGTGACCGCAGACGCCATTATCAAACTGATTTACACGCTGCGTAAGGCACACCGCACTGGCGCGAAGTTCATGATGAACAACAACAGCCTGTTTGCCATCCGTCTGCTGAAAGACAGCGAGGGTAACTATCTGTGGCGTCCGGGGCTGGAGCTGGGGCAGCCGTCCTCTCTGGCGGGTTACGGTATCGCTGAAAACGAACAGATGCCGGATATCGCCGCTGATGCGAAAGCCATTGCATTTGGTAACTTCAAACGGGGTTACACCATCGTTGACCGTATCGGCACCCGCATTCTGCGTGACCCGTACACCAATAAACCGTTTGTCGGTTTTTATACCACCAAGCGCACCGGCGGGATGCTGGTCGATTCGCAGGCCATCAAACTGCTGAAGATTGCAGAGAAGTAATCGCTCATGGGCGCGGAACCGCGCCCCCTGTTCTGACGGGTGAAGAATCATGATCCTGAAACAAGATCTGAAATGGTCACCGGACGGTATGCGTGTTGAGGTCATTCGGGCCGGTGAGTATGACGACGGGGCACTTCCTGCCCGGGTGCAGGAGATTGCACTTCAGGCCGGGTTAGCAGAGCGCGGAATCAGTGCAAAAAGCAGTAAAGCGGCAAAAGAGAAAAAAGCCACGACCAGTAAAGAGGGCTGAGTATGCTTCTGACAATGGAAGAGATTAAAGCCCAACTCCGGCTGGATGAGGATTTCGATGCTGATGACCGCCATCTGCAACTGCTGGCCTGTGCGGCACAAAAGCGGACGGAAACGTATCTGAACCGGAAGCTCTATGCACCGGATGAAACCATTCCGGACAGCGACCCGGACGGGCTACACCTGCCGGATGATATTCGTCTGGGGATGCTGATGCTTATCAGCCATTTTTACGAAAACCGCTCGTCGGTTACGGAAGTGGAGAAACTCGACATGCCGCAGAGTTTTGGCTGGCTTGTTGGCCCGTACAGGTACTTTCCGCAATGAAAATTCGTCAGGCGCAGACCAGCGCAACCTACATTCTGCCGGACCCCGGCGAACTGAATAAACGCGTCCTGATCCGCCAGCGGGTGGATATGCCCGCGGATAACTTTGGCGTGGAGTCTCAATACCCGGTTACGTTCCGGACATGGGCGAAGGTTATCCAGACCAGTGCCACCACCTGGCAGGAAACCGCGCAGACCGGGGACGCCATCACCCATTACATCACCATTCGTTACCGCCGGGGGATCACTGCTGATTATGAGGTGGTCTGTGATGACAGTGTGTACCGGGTGAAACGTCAGCGTGATCTGAACGGGGCGCGGCGCTTTCTGCTGCTGGAGTGTACGGAGCTGGGCGAATGTAGGCAGAGTCACGGAGGCAGCAATGGCGACTCCCTTTTTTCACGTTGATGTTCAGCAGCCCGCCGAGATGCGCTTTAACCGCGCCCGTGTCCGGCGGGCGTTTGTCACGATTGGGCAGCGTCATATGCGTGATGCCCGTCGGCTGGTGATGCGCCGTGCGCGGTCGGCACCGGGTGAAAACCCCGGTTATCAGACCGGACGCCTGGCTCGTTCGATTGGTTATATGGTGCCGAGAGCCAGTAAAAAGCGAGCCGGTTTTATGACACGCATTGCCCCTAACCAGCGCAACGGGAAGGGGAACCGGATGATCTCTGGTGACTTCTATCCGGCGTTTCTGTTTTTTGGTGTCCGGGGAGGAGCAAAACGTCGTCGTAGTCATCATCGTGGTGCATCCGGTGGCAGCGGCTGGCGACTGGCTCCACGTAATAACTTCATGGTGGAAACGCTTGAAAAGAACCGCAGCTGGACACGCTATTTTCTGGCGCGGGAATTGCGTAAATCACTGAAGCCGGAGCGACGACACAGATGAAACTGACGCCTGTTATTGCTGCGCTGCGTGCCCGCTGCCCGTATTTTGAAAACCGGGTGGCAGGCGCGGCACAGTTCAAAAATCTGCCGGAGGTCGGAAAGCTGAGACTCCCGGCGGCGTATGTGGTACCGGGTGATGACTCTCCGGGAGAAAACAAAAGCCAGACCGACTACTGGCAGGAGCTGAAAGAGGGCTTCTCCGTGGTTGTCATACTGAGTAACGGGCGTGATGAGCGCGGTCAGTTTGCCTCGTATGATGTGGTGGACGATGTCCGGCAGATGCTCTTTAAGGCCCTGCTGGGCTGGAACCCGGAAGCGTGCGGTAACCCGATTACCTATGACGGCGGCACGCTGCTGGATCTGAATCGTCATGAGCTGATTTATCAGTTCGATTTTTCGGTCATCAGCGAGCTGACTGAAGACGATACCCGCCAGCAGGATGATCTGAACAGTCTGGATGAACTGCAAACGCTGGCGATTGATGTTGATTATCTCGAGCCCGGTAACGGGCCTGACGGCGATATCGAACATCACACCGAAATAACCCTTCCTTCCTGAGGATCCTCATGTTTGTCAAACCTGTTAAAGGGCGGTCAGTTCCTGACCCTGCCCGCGGCGACCTTTTGCCCGCCGAAGGGCGAAATGTTGACGAGAACAACTACTGGCTGCGCCGTGAAGTAGCGGGTGATATCCGGCGCGTGAATAAAAAGGTGAACACCGATGACGATAAGCTTTAACACCATTCCGTCGAATACGCTGGTTCCGCTGTTTTATGCGGAAATGGATAACCAGGCTGCGAATACTGCACAGGACAGCGGAGCATCGCTGCTGATTGGTCATGCCAATAACGGTGCAGAGATTGTTGCCAACAGTCTGGTGCTGATGCCGTCGGCAGACTATGCACGCCAGATTTGTGGTGCGGGAAGTCAGCTGGCGCGTATGGTCGAGGCTTATCGCCAGACCGACCCGTTTGGTGAGCTGTATGTGATTGCCGTTCCGGAAGCCACAGGCGCGGCGGCAACGGTTACGCTGACGGTGACCGGGGAAGCAACCGAAAGCGGCACGGTGAATGTCTATGTGGGACGTACCCGCGTGCAGGCTCCGGTGACCAACGGCGATAACGTCACGACGATTGCCAGCAGTATCAAAGATGCCATCAATGCCGTTCCGGCCCTGCCGTTTACGGCTTCATCTTCGGCAGGTGTGGTCACACTGACCGCGCGTCATAAGGGGCTTTGCGGGAATGAAATTCCTGTCAGCCTCAATTACTACGGCTTTGGTGGGGGCGAAGTGCTGCCAGCGGGCGTACAGATTGCCGTGGCGACGGGTACCGCCGGAACGGGTGCTCCGGTTCTCACCGGCGTGGTGGCTGCAATGGCGGATGAGCCGTTTGATTATATCGGCCTGCCGTTCAACGACACGGCCTCCGTTAACACGCTGGTGACCGAGATGAACGATACCAGCGGTCGCTGGAGCTATGCGCGTCAGCTGTATGGTCATGTGTATACGGCAAAGATCGGCACGCTGTCAGAACTGGTGACCGCAGGTGACCAGTTTAACCAGCAGCACATTACCCTGGCGGGGTACGAAAAAGAGACCCAGACGCCTGCCGACGAACTGGCGGCAAGCCGTACCGCCCGCGCAGCGGTGTTTATTCGCAACGATCCGGCACGTCCCACGCAGACCGGTGAGCTGGTGGGTATGCTGCCTGCGCCGAAGGGGAAACGGTTCACGATGACCGAACAACAGACCCTGCTGTCTCATGGCGTGGCAACGGCGTATGTCGAAAGCGGGGTACTGCGCATTCAGCGTGATGTCACCACGTACAGGAAAAACGCTTACGGGGTTGCGGATAACAGCTACCTCGACAGTGAGACACTGCATACCAGCGCGTATGTACTGCGCAAACTGAAATCCGTCATTACCAGTAAGTACGGGCGTCACAAGCTTGCCAGTGACGGTACCCGCTTTGGTCCCGGTCAGGCGATTGTCACCCCGGCGGTGATCAAAGGGGAACTGCTGGCAACCTACCGTCAGCTTGAGCGTGCGGGGATCGTGGAAAACTACGAACTGTTTAAGCAGTACCTGGTTGTGGAGCGTGATGCCAGCGATCCGAACCGCCTGAACACGCTGTTCCCGCCTGACTATGTTAACCAGTTGCGTGTCTTTGCCGTGGTTAACCAGTTCCGTCTTCAGTATTCAGAGGAGTCTGCATAATGGCCCGTATCGGGGGAACCTGTTATTTCAAAATTGACGGTCAGCAGCTATCGCTGACCGGCGGCATTGAGGTGCCCATGAACAGGACGGTCAATGATGACATCATCGGCCTGGACGGTTCAGTGGACCGCAAGGAAACTCACCGTGCGCCCTATGTCAAAGGGACCTTCAAGGTGCCGAAGAATTTTCCGGTGAGCAAAATCACCTCGTCTGATGAGATGACCATCACTGCCGAGCTGGCGAACGGTCAGGTCTATGTACTGTCGTCTGCCTGGCTGCACGGCGAAGCGAACCATAATGCCGAAGAAGGCACGGTTGATCTTGAGTTCCACGGTGAAGAAGGGGATTACCAGTAATGAAAGAGCTTGAGTTAAAGAAACCGATTACTGCTCATGGCGAGACACTCTCCGTACTTGAGTTTGATGAGCCCACCGGGAAAGATGTCCGCGAGCTGGGGTATCCCTACCAGATGAATCAGGATGAGTCAGTCAGACTTCTGGCGCATGTGGTATCGAAATACATTGTGCGGCTGGCGAAAGTGCCGCAAAACTCTGTCGACCAGATGTCTCCGGCAGACCTGAATGCTGCGGCGTGGCTTGTGGCTGGTTTTTTCCTCCAGGCCTGACGGCTGAATACCTCACTGATCGCTTCTTTGACTGCGCCAGTTACTGGCGCATTAATCCCTTCGAATTGCTGAATATGCCGATCAGTGAAATTCCCTTGCTGGTCAGTCAGGCAAACAGGATAGAGCAGGAGAAACGCACACATGGCTGAATTTGAGCTTAAGGCGTTGATCACCGGTGTCGACAGACTTTCTCCCGCGCTGTCGAAAATGCAAAAGAAAATCCGGGGATTTAAACGCCAGGCGGAAGAAGCGTCACAGGGTGGGCTGGCGCTTGGTGGCGGACTGGCAGCGGGTCTGACGCTTTCCCTGAAATCTTATGCCGATCAGGAAAACGCCGCCACCGGGCTGAAAGTCGCCATGATGGATGCGAACGGCGAGGTTGGAAAGAGCTTTCAGGACATCAATAAACTGGCTATTGGCCTGGGTAACCAGCTACCCGGTACAACGGCTGATTTCCAGAACATGATGCAGATGCTGGTGCGTCAGGGGATCCCGGCAGAAAACATTCTTGGTGGTGTGGGTAAAGCGACAGCTTATCTTGCGGTACAACTGAAAAAAACACCGGAAGCGGCTGCTGAGTTTGCTGCAAAGATGCAGGATGCTACCGGAACGGCGTCAGAAGACATGATGGGGCTGTTCGACACTATCCAGAAGGCGTTTTATCTGGGCGTTGACGATACCAACATGTTGTCCTTCTTCACTAAAACCAGTTCTGTTCTGAAGATGGTGAGCAAGGACGGTCTTCAGGCTGCACAGAGCCTTGCCCCCATCAGCGTCATGATGGATCAGATGGGGATGAACGGGGAGTCGGCAGGTAATGCCCTGCGAAAAGTTATCCAGTCCGGATTAAGTGTTAAGAAAATCAGGGACGTCAATAAAGTCATGGCCCGCCAGAAACTCGGGATACAGCTCGATTTTACTGACGGCAAAGGAAGTTTTGGCGGTCTTGATAACATGTTCAGGCAACTGGCAAAGTTGCGAAAACTGACCGACGTTAAGCGAACAGGCGTACTTAAGGCAATATTTGGTGATGATGCTGAAACCCTTCAGGTGGTCAATGCTCTGATCGATAAAGGAAAGGATGGTTACGATCAGATCCAGCAGAAGATGAATAAACAGGCCAGCCTGAATAAACGTGTTCAGGCACAGCTTGGTACGCTGTCCAACCTGTGGGAGGCAATGACGGGGACCGCAACTAACGGTCTTGCAGCTATTGGCGGCGCATTTTCTGGTGACGCTAAAAATATCACGCAATGGCTGGGGGAGTTGGGGGAAAAATTCACGAAGTTTGCGGATGAAAATCCCCGGGTTATTCGCGGCGTCGTCGGGCTTGCTGCCGGTCTTGCGATTCTGAAGCTGGGATTGATGGGCGTGGGCAGTGCCATCAGTATTGTCAGCAGGATCATGTCGATGACGCCGATTGGCATGATTGCGACGGTGATAGCCCTGGCTGCGGGATTAATTATCACTAACTGGGATGTTGTCGGACCTTATTTTAAGAAACTCTGGGAAACCATTGGTCCTTATTTTGAGACTGGCTGGGAACTTCTTAAGAAGGTTTTTGCCTGGTCGCCGCTGGGGATGGTGATCAATAACTGGGGACCGGTTGTTAAGTGGTTTCAGGATATGTGGGACAAGCTGAAGCCAATTATTGAGTGGTTTACCGACAGTTCCGGTGACACGGTCGATGCCATTAACTCTGCGCAGTGGGGCGCGGGTGCTTATGATGCTTATGGGACGGGAATACCGGCGCGGGGATACACACCTTATCCGGCGGTGGATCCGGCTCAGGCAAACAACGCCTCCGATGCCACAGGCTCGAATCCCTTCATGATTAACAAAGCTTCTGCGCCAAAAGTCGATGGTGAGATCAAGGTCTCTTTTGTGAATTCGCCTCCGGGTATGCGGGTTATGGAAACGCGATCCAGCGGTTTTGATGTCAGCCATGATGTTGGCTATACGCGCTTTGGCAGGTAATGAAAAATTAATCTGTTAATGAGTCCCACTCCGGTGGGATTTTTTATGTACGGAGTTTATATGACGTGGAAAGACAGACTTCAGGACGCGTCATTTCGCGGTGTGCCGTTTAAGGTTGAAGAAGAAAGTGCGGGAACCGGTCGTCGTGTGGAAACGCACGAATACCCGAACCGCGACAAACCCTATACCGAAGACCTGGGGAAAATCACTTTCCGCCCGTCCATCACAGCTTATGTGGTGGGAGATGACTGCTTTGACCAGCGCGATCGCCTGATTGACGCGCTGAATAAACCCGGTCCCGGCACGCTTGTCCATCCGACATACGGTGAGCTGAAAGTCTGTGTTGACGGGGAAGTTCGGGTCAGCACATCGAAGAATGAAGGGCGTATTGTCCGCTTTGACCTGAAGTTTGTCGAAGCGGGAGAACTCTCTTACCCCACATCAGGTACGGCGACGGCGCAGACGCTGATGTCATCCTGTTCTGCACTGGATGACTGCATCCGTGACAGTTTCAGAGGTTTCAGTATCGATGGCGTGGCGGATTTTGTGCAGAACGACGTCGTCGGTAATGCCAGCACAATGCTGGGGTATGTTTCTGATGCGATGAAAGTGGTGGATTCTGCCGTATCGGATGCCGCCAGGCTGTTGCAGGGGGATATCTCGGTACTTCTGCCGCCGCCATCGTCAGGCAAAAATTTCGTTGAGCAGGTGCAGAAAATGTGGCGTACCGGGAAACGCCTTTATGGTAACGCCAGCGACCTGGTCACCATGATCAAAACGCTTTCCGGTGTCAGCCTTGGCAGCGATCTGCAACCGCGCGGCGTCTGGAAAACGGACAGTAAAACCACCGCCACGGCGACACAGCAGCGTAACGTGGTTGCCAGCATCCTTCGTACGACCGCAATCAGCGAAGTGGCGTATGCCGTCACCCGATTGCCTGCGCCAACAACTTCCGCGGTGATGCAGAATGCCGCAGTGGGGCAGGCAACAACACCCGCGCAGAGCACTGGCTGGCCTTCCGTCACGCATCCGGCACTGAACAATGCACCGGCGGTGAAAAGCACGGTTGACCTGCCAACGTGGGAAGAACTGACTGACATTCGCGACACACTGAATACGGCAATTGATAAGGAGTTGTCCCGTACAACCAGTGATGCGCTGTTTCTGGCGCTGCGCCGGGTGAAAGCAGATCTGAATGCGGATATCAACACGCGCCTTGAACAGTCTGCACGGATCATTCAGCGCACGCCGGATGAGGTTTTACCCGCGCTGGTGCTGGCGGCGACCTGGTTTGATAACGCGGCGCGTGACGGGGACATTATCCGGCGTAATGCCATTACGCATCCCGGCTTTGTGCCGGTGATCCCTCTGAAGGTGCCAGTGCAATGAACGATAACGTCACGCTACGGGTAAATGGCCGGGAGTGGAATGGCTGGACATCGGTGCGCATCGGTGCCGGTGTTGAACGACTGGCGCGGGATTTCAGTGTGGAGATCACTCGCCAGTGGCCGGGAGATGAGGGTATCACCACGCTTCAGCCGCGCATTAAAAACGGTTCAAAAGTGGAAGTGCTGATTGGTGATGAGCTGGTGATCACCGGCTGGGTGGAGGCGACGCCCGTTCGTTACGATGCCCGTTCGGTCAGCACCGGTATTGCCGGACGTAGTCTGACCGCTGACCTGATTGACTGTGCAGCCGAACCGACACAGTTTAACGGACGCTCGCTGGTGCAGATTGCGCAGGCGCTTGCTGCGCCTTTCGGCATTGAGGTGGTGAACAGCGGTGCGCCGTCGGGTGTTATTCCTGATGTTCAGCCTGATCACGGTGAAACGGTGATTGAGGTAATCAACAAAATACTCGGTCAGCAGCAGGCGCTGGCTTACGACGACCCGCACGGCAGGCTGGTGATTGGCGGTATTGGCTCAACGCGGGCACATACCGCGCTGGTACTTGGGGAAAACATCCTTTCCTGTGATACGGAGAAGAGTATCCGGGAGCGGTTTTCTGTTTACCAGGTGGCGGGGCAGCGTGCCGGAAACGACGATGATTTCGGTGAGGCCACCACCACCGCGCTGCGGGCCCGCACAGAGGACGCATTTATTGCCCGTTACCGTCCGATGTATATCAGGCAGACAGGGCAGGCCACGGGGGCAGGTTGTATTGCGCGTGCTGACTTTGAAGCCCGACAACGGGCGGCGCGGACGGATGAAACCACCTATGTGGTGCAGGGCTGGCGACAGGGTAACGGTACGCTGTGGCAGCCCAACCAGCGGGTGATTGTCTTCGATCCGGTCTGTGGTTTCGACAATACCGAACTGCTTGTCTCGGAAGTCACGTTTACTCAGGACCAGAACGGCACCCTGACGGAAATCCGTGTCGGCCCACCTGATGCTTATCTGCCTGAACCCGAAGCCCCCGGCGCGCGGAAAAAGAAAAAAGCCAGAGTACAGGAGGACCCGTTCTGATGAGGACGATTGAAGCCATGCAGCGACAACTTCTCGGCCTGATTGGGCGGGCAGTGGTGAAAAGCATCAGTGCCGCCACGAAATGTCAGACCGTGGATGTGTCCCTGATTGCCGGTGAACCCAAAGCCGGGGTTGAACATCTTGAACCCTACGGTTTTACCGCAAGGGCAAACAGCGGTGCGGAAGCGGTGGTGTTGTTTCCGGATGGCGACCGTTCTCATGCGGTGGTTGTTACGGTGTCGGACCGGCGCTACCGCCTGAAAGGGCTGCAGACGGGTGAGGTGGCTGTCTATGACGATCAGGGGCAGTCTGTGACGCTGACCCGGGAGGGGATCGTGGTGGACGGTGCAGGTAAAACGATCACGTTTCGCAATGCGCCCAGAGCACGTTTTGAAATGGACCTGGAAGTGACCGGACAGGTGAAAGACCTGTGCGACTCCGGCGGTACCACCATGTCAGCGATGCGGCTTGCCTATAACGGGCATCGTCACAGAGAGAACGGTCAGGGCAGTAACACCGACAAACCTGATAAAGCGATGGAGGCATGATGGAACTGTGGCTGACGGTGAACGGTAAACGCACCTGCGCCAGCGCACCGCTGGATCCGCTGACCCGCGCCGTGGTGATTTCCCTGTTTACCTGGCGGCGGGCGGAGCCTGATGACAACGCCGATGTCCCGATGGGATGGTGGGGGGATACCTGGCCTGCGGTACAGAATGACCGTTACGGCTCCCGACTGTGGCTGCTTCAGCGCAGCAAACTGACCAATCAGCTGGTGCAGACGGTAAGGGGGTATATCCGCGAATGCCTGCAATGGATGATTGATGACGGCGTGGTGTCCCGTATTGATCTGGATATCCGCCGCACCGGGATTAATGAACTGGGTAACAGTATCACTCTCTGGCGTCGTGACGGACCGGTAATGATTTCTTTTGATGATCTGTGGAGTGCGATAACGCATGGCGGACAGTGAATTTCAGCGCCCGACGCTGGCAGAAAATATCAGTATACTCCGTAACGATTTATTCGCCAGGCTGGACGTCAGCGACACGCTCCGGCGCATGGATGAAGACGTGCGGGCAAAGGTGTATGCGGCGGCGCTGCATACGGTTTACGGGTACATCGATTATCTGGCAATGAACATGCTGCCTGACCTGTGCGATGAGTCCTGGCTGGCGCGACATGCTGCGATGAAACGGTGTCCGCGCAAGGGGGCCACGACTGCCAGCGGGTATATGCGCTGGGAAGGCGTCAGCGATGGCCTGAAGGTGACTGCCGGGAGCGTGATTCAGCGCGATGACCTGGTTCAGTACACGGCAACTGCCGATGCAACCAGCTCCGGTGGTGTCCTACGTGTGCCGATCACTTGCTCAACTACAGGCGCGGTCGGTAACGCTGACGACGGTACGGCATTAATCCTGGTCACGCCGGTGAATGGTCTGCCGTCTTCCGGTGTTGCAGATACCCTGACTGGCGGATTCGATACTGAAGATCTGGAAACGTGGCGCGCCCGCGTCATTGAGCGGTATTACTGGACGCCGCAGGGCGGGGCTGACGGGGACTATGTCGTCTGGGCTAAAGAAGTGCCCGGCATTACCCGCGCATGGACATACCGTCACTGGATGGGAACGGGAACTGTCGGTGTGATGATTGCCAGCAGTGACCTGATTAATCCCATTCCGGAAGAATCAACGGAAACGGCGGCAAGACAACATATCGAGCCACTGGCCCCGGTGGCAGGCTCTGATTTGTATGTGTTCAGGCCGGTGGCACATACGGTGGATTTTCATATCCGCGTGACGCCGGACACACCGGAAATACGGGCTGCCATCACCGCGGAGTTGCGTTCGTTCCTGCTGCGTGATGGTTATCCGCAGGGAGAACTGAAGGTGTCGCGTATCAGTGAAGCGATTTCCGGTGCGAACGGGGAATACAGCCATCAGTTGCTTGCCCCGGCGGACAATATCTCCATTGCGAAAAATGAGCTGGCGGTTCTGGGGACGATTTCATGGACGTGACAAACGATGATTACATCCGCCTGTTATCGGCACTGTTGCCGCCCGGTCCGGCGTGGTCAGCCAGCGATCCGGCGATTGCCGGTGCGGCACCGTCATTAACCCGCGTTCATCAGCGTGCGGATGCCCTGATGCGGGAGCTGGATCCGCGCACCACCACCGAACTGATAAACCGCTGGGAGCGTCTGTGCGGCCTGCCGGATGAATGTATTCCCGCAGGGACACAGACCCTTCGCCAGCGTCAGCAACGACTGGATGCGAAGGTTAACCTGGCGGGCGGCATCAATGAGGATTTTTACCTTGCACAGCTTGCTGCCCTGGGCAGACCAGACGCTACCATCACGCGATACGACAAAAGCACGTTCACCTGCTCATCAGCCTGCACTGACGCTGTGAATGCGCCGGAATGGCGGTATTACTGGCAGGTCAACATGCCAGCCGCCACCAACACCACCTGGATGACATGTGGCGATCCCTGTGATTCCGCACTGCGTATCTGGGGCGACACCGTTGTCGAGTGTGTGCTTAACAAACTCTGCCCGTCGCATACCTACGTAATTTTTAAATATCCGGAGTAATTCATGCATCGTATAGACACGAAAACCGCGCAGAAGGATAAGTTCGGCGCGGGTAAGAACGGTTTTACCCGTGGTAACCCCCAGACCGGCACACCTGCCACCGATCTGGATGATGACTACTTTGACATGTTGCAGGAGGAGCTTTGCAGCGTTGTGGAGGCATCCGGTGCCAGCCTGGAGAAAGGGCGGCACGACCAGTTGCTTACCGCGCTTCGTGCGCTGCTATTAAGCCGCAAGAATCCGTTTGGCGATATCAAATCGGATGGCACGGTGAAAATGGCTCTCGAAAACCTTGGTTTGGGAGAAG